AGCTATTTGCGTGTTAACAGCTTGTTTTTAACAAAACCGGGAAGTGGTTACAACACCAACCAAGGTGCAATTAGTGTTAAACAAGGCGCAAATACTTTAGCCCAGATTAACACTGGGATCGGTAAATCACAGAGCACTATCTACACTGTTCCAAATGGATACACATTCTATTTAGATTATGTAGAAGCCAACACGTCTAATAGTTACACCAGCGGCAACTATCTTGTTTATAACGTTGTTACAAACAATAACGTGACAGGTGTTCAGTCATCTATTTTACAACAGCCTTTTACTTCTATTTATACCGCAACACGTTCACAAGATCCGTTTGCATACGGTCAAAAAACTGATATTCAGTGGCAGTTAAAAACAAGTACAGGCACGTATGCTGTGGGTATTATTGTAACTGGCAAACTGATCAAAAACGACGGTCAAACCGCTTAAGGCAATTAAATGCCTGTCTACTTAGATACTAGCCGAAACTCTGTTGTAGCGATTGGAATATGCGATCGCTGCAGCAGAAAGTTTCCCTACGTAGACTTAATGCCTGATCCAAATTTCCCGGGCATGCGCGTGTGTGCAGAAGATCGGGATGATTTTGATCCATGGCGTTTACCAGCATTACAAACAGAGAATATTGCATTACGTCATCCAAGACCAGACGTTTCAGTAGCTACGGGACCAATTGGTGGTAATCAGATATTAACCCAAGGTGGTTTCCAAGATGAAAACTCCATGTTTATTGATGGAGTATCACCATACAGTGGAAACACACAAGGCGACTTGAATACATTAAGTTTCCCGTATTCACCAATGACCTTGTTTCCGTATGTTGGCACAATAACGCCAAACACTGGACCAAAAGCAGGTGGAACACCAGTAACCATTAATGGTGAAAACTTTACTAGCGTAAATACTGTAAAACTAGGCGGTGTAATTTGCACATTTAATGTTGTCAACTCTACGCAAATTACAGCCACGACTCCAGCGCATGCTGTTGCGGGCTTAGTAGACTTAACTGTGATTTCTCCGTTTGGAACTGCAACAGCGCACGGCGCATTTACTTATACTTAATAAAAACAAATGGCAGATCAGTCGATAACGCAGCTGCCTGTTGCGATCACCTTAACTGGTAACGAACAGGTACCGCTGGTACAAAACGGAGTAACAAAGCAGGCGTCTGTATCACAGATTGCCAATGCTGCGTCGCCCGGCAAACTGATCACTACAATTGTTTACGTTCCATCGAATGGCGATTTAGTAATTTATTACAGCGATGGCACACAACAAGTTATTGGCCCTATTTCTGGCTGGTCTGGTTATAGTGGATACTCTGGTTATAGCGGCGTAGGTACATCGGGTTTTAGCGGTGTATCTGGCTACAGTGGTTTTTCTGGTACTTCTGGATACAGCGGTAAATCAGGAACCAGTGGTTTTTCTGGATACTCTGGTATCAGTGGCGCGTTTGGTTATTCAGGTATTAGTGGATATTCTGGATATAGCGGCATATCAGGTTTTAGTGGCGTATCGGGTCTTTCTGGATTTTCTGGTATCTCTGGCTACTCAGGTTCTGGTGTATCTGGTTATAGCGGTTATAGTGGCTGGTCTGGCATCTCTGGCTACTCTGGTATCTCTGGTATATCAGGTTACAGCGGGTATAGCGGAACATCTGGCTATAGTGGTGTGTCTGGTCTTTCTGGTTTTTCAGGCATCTCTGGCTATAGTGGTTCTGGCGTGTCAGGCTACAGCGGATACAGCGGTTGGTCAGGGATTTCTGGCTATTCAGGATACAGCGGTATCTCTGGCTACAGTGGATATAGCGGTATTTCGGGCTATAGCGGCGTTTCAGGCCTTTCTGGCTTCTCAGGCATATCTGGGTACTCTGGATCTGGAATAAGCGGCTATAGCGGCTATAGCGGGTATTCTGGCACATCTGGTTATTCTAGTTTTAGTGGCTATTCTGGCTACAGCGGTATCTCTGGTTACAGCGGTATCTCTGGTTACAGCGGTATCTCTGGTTACAGCGGTTCCGGAATATCAGGTTACAGCGGCGCAAGCGGTATATCAAGCAGTTATTATTTTTATAAAGCAAATACTTCTGCTACCAGCGGTAACCCCGGAATAGATTATTTGTTGTGGAACAACGCCACACAAACAAGTGCAACACAATTAAACGTCAGCACAACGGCAGCAAATGGTGTTGACATTAGCGTATTTTTGGCTTTGCTTGCAACGACTGAAGAAGTTGTTATTCAAGATCAAAGCAACAGTGCTAACCAACAAACTTGGATTATCACTGGAACCCCAACAAACGCTGGTGGATACTATACAATCCCCGCTTCATTGGTAAGCTCTTCGGGTACAGGCACAACCGGATTTGCAAACAATTTACCAATCATTTTTGCCATTGCAAACGGCATAAGCGGTTTCTCTGGTTTTAGTGGTTTTAGCGGATACAGCGGAAAATCAGGCTACAGCGGCATTTCTGGTTATAGCGGATATTTTGGTATCTCTGGTTACAGCGGCATATCTGGCTACAGCGGATATTCTGGTATCTCTGGCTACAGCGGTTACAGCGGTATCTCTGGTTACAGCGGTATCTCTGGTTACAGCGGTATCTCTGGTTACAGCGGTATCTCTGGTTACAGCGGTATCTCTGGTTACAGCGGATATTCTGGTATTTCTGGTTACAGCGGATATTCTGGTATCTCTGGCTACAGCGGTATTTCTGGCTACAGCGGTATTTCTGGCTACAGTGGTATCTCTGGTTACAGCGGTTTTAGCGGTATCTCTGGTTACAGCGGTATCTCTGGCTACAGTGGATACAGTGGTATTTCTGGCTATAGCGGTATCTCCGGCTACAGCGGCATCTCTGGTTACAGTGGTGTGACTCCAACAGCCATATCCGTAACCACCACCAGTACCCTAAACCCCGGATACGTTACTTTTGTTTCTGGAACAACAGGCAGCCAAGCCCCTTATGTAAACACTGGCTTAACATACAATTCCGTAACTAACGCCTTTACCGGCGGGGTGACAGGCGGAACATTTTAGTAATATAATATAAGTTCGTATGAACTTTGAGGACAATATGAAATATAGCATTGTAATACCAACTTACAATCATTGTGAAAAGTATTTAAAGCCGTGTGTGGATTCAATTGTTAAGTATACCAACTTAGAAGACATTGAATTAATTATATCCGCAAACGGTTGTGTAGATAACACAAAAGCATACTTAGATTATTTGGCAACAGCAGTGCCCAATTTAAAAGTGGTTTGGTCAGACAAAGCACTTGGGTACTCAGGAGCAAATAACGCAGCCATTAAGGTTGCAACATGCAACAAAATTGTTTTGTTAAATAACGACACTGTTTTGTTGGAACAAAATCAAAACCAGTGGCTTGACATTTTAGACAGGCCATTTGTTGATCCAAACTGTGGAATCTCTTGCATTATTAAAGGAAATTCTGAACCAGCGGGTCGTGATTTTGCAGTGTTCTTTTGTGTTATGATTCACCGCAGAGTATTCGATACAATCGGATTACTAAACGAAGAGTACGGCGTAGGCGGCGGAGAAGATACTGAATTTTGCATTGAAGCTGAAAAAGCTGGCTTTAAAGTATTAGAAGTGTTTGAAAAGTTGTGGGATGGAACGCAATATACAGGCGGCTTTCCAATCTACCACAAAGGCGAAGGCACCATGCACGACGCCAATTTAGTACAAGGTTGGGACAACATCTTTTTAATTAACTCATTAAGGTTAGCTAAAAAGTACAACACAGAATGGTACCGCTGGCGCTTATCAAACTTTTGGGAACGCGCAGTATTTCTAAAAGGCGATACGGTATACCCACGCGAAGTAACAAGATACAACTGGGCAGCAAAAAATCTGCTCGGTAAAAAAATTTTAGAAATTGGTTGTTCAAATGGTTATGGTATTCAATTTTTTCCAAAAGACATTGAGTATACCGGCGTAGACTACGACCCAATCATTGTTGAAGTTGCTAAAGAACAAGACTGGGGGTACAACGCTAAGTTTGAATGGTGTGACATCAACACCTACGAGCTAGAACAGTATGACACCATTGTGGCGTTTGAAGTAATTGAGCACCTTGACACCGGCATGGAGATTGTTGAGAATCTTAAAAAGCACTGTAAGCGTTTGTTGATTACTGTGCCAATGAATGAGCCACCCGGATTTTGGGGGCCACATCATAAGCTGCATGGATTGAACGAACGTCACTTTTCGGGCTTTGAGTTTAATTACATCAACGAGCACGGCGAGATTACAGATGTACCACAAAAGATTGACGCGTCAAATCCTTGCAACTTGATGATTTGTCGGTGGACTGCAAGTGAGTAAAGTTCTCTGCTCCGTGGCAACACGCGGGAGGTACTTTACAACACTGCCACTAGTATTAAACGCTATTATTAACCAAACCAAACCAGTAGATAAGCTGGTTGTGTTTGATGATAATGACAAGCCACAAGACATGCGCAGTGAGATGATTTACCAATACTTTTTTCAAATGTTAGATGCAAAAGGTATTGCATGGGAGTGGCAGTACGCTGATAAAAAAGGTCAGCACCACATCCACCAACGCGCAAATACGATGGGCTACGATTGGGTTTGGCGTTGTGATGATGACGCAATACCGGAAGCCAACGTGCTTGAGAATTTGTATCATTGGACACAAATCTGGCCCAATTTAGGTGCTGTAGGTGGTTCGGTGTTAACCCCGCCATATATGCCAAACACCGGAAATGTTACCGGTAAGATTGATAACATTGATAGTGAGCCCAACGTGCAGTGGGGCAAGATAGCAACAGCAAGAGAAGTTGAGCATTTACATTGCACCTTCTTGTATCGCGCTGGTGTGCAAGATTATAATTTGGGTTTGTCCCGAGTGGCGCACAGAGAAGAGACGCTATTTACTTATAACTTGCACCGCAGAGGCTACAGCATTTTAGCGGTACCAGATGCCGTAACATGGCACATGAAGAACCCACAAGGTGGGATTCGCAGTGAAACAAGACGCGAGATGTATGATTATGATGAACAAATTTTTAGGAATGTTTTGCAGTATCGTGATAAGACCATTGTGGTACTCAATTGCGGTCTTGGCGATCACATTGTATTTAGTCATGTTTTGCCTGCAATACGTAGCCCTGAAGTTTTTACATGCTACCCTGAAGTGGTTCCCGGCAGATCAATAGCGCAAGCAGAGAAGTTATTTGGTGACATTGGCCCGTATAACATATACGGCAAAATGGATCAGTGGAAATGGAAAGGCAGTTTAGAAGACGCGTACAGGAAGCTATACACATGATTATCATAGCCCCGTATGCACAAAAACTGCGCAATGGTAAACAGAACCCAAAGAACTATCCTTACTGGGAAGAATTGATTAGTCAGATTGACAAGCCAATTATCCAAGTAGGAATAGAAGGCGAAAAGCAACTGGTACCAGACTTTAGAAAAAACTTGCCAATAAGCGAGTTAAGACAGTTGCTTAGGGAGTGCAAAACATGGATTGGCGTTGACAGCTTTTTTCAACACCTTGCGTGGGATGAAGGCAAAAGTGGAATAGTGTTGTGGTCAGTATCAGATCCTTTTATTTTTGGCCACCCAGAAAATATTAACCTACTAAAAGATCGGTCAACTTTAGTAGAAAACCAATTCCTATGGTGGGAGTTTGTTGAACATAAAAACGACCGATTTGTAAAACCAAAAGAAGTATTAGCATACCTTAATAAGGAATAAATATGGCAGCTACGGGCTACACACCAATTTCGTTATACTACAGCACCACAGCGGCTACAGCGCCGTTGGCCGCTAACCTCGTCAATGGTGAGTTGGCAATCAACATCACCGACGG